TGCCGGAGTTAAAAAGAAAAGAGAACTCTTCCAGTGACACATGCCGGCGTCTGCGGGATCGTTTGCGTTGCCGCTCGAAAGATCCACAGTATATTCGGCAGGTGGCGGGATCTTAACCGCCTTCCCTTTCGGCAGCGGACTGAGCCTGTAAGTTGTTAACTCAGGCGTCCGTACTTTTCGGCTTTTCGCCCTAGCCTTAGGACCGACTCACCCGCCCGAGGCTGTTAGCGCTAAACGGCTGGAAAAGCCGCAAGAATGCTAACACATCGTTTCTTCACCTTATTAGCTCGAGGCACGATTGCGACCCCGAAAGGTGCTGCACTACTGGAACCTTCCAGAATTGTCCGCCAGCTATTGATAGTAGGACGAATCTTACTAGCAATGAACTTGTAAGGGCAGAAATGCATAACTTCACTTGAGTCTGAGGTCCTCATAAAGGCTACTATTTCACTGTAGCCGACCTCAGGGTTGTATCGCCCTTGCAGTTGAATCTGCAATGGGTCATCAGTATATCGACCAATGACGGGCGACCCTTCACCAACCCAGGGCAACGGAATACCGCTGTCCTCAATGGCGCTTTCAATGTAGGCTGCTGTTTCAAACATAGCAGCTTTACGAAGCTCCATAGCATGCTTAGCAAGGCTTATCAGGAAGTTATCCGGATAAAGTGTGCTGAGCATAGAGGTCTTAAGCTGAAGTGAATTTTCATTCACAACACGAGGGGTGGGAAGGCCCGCCCAAGTAAGCTTAAGACGAGTTGGCGTACACTCCACACCTCTAAAATAGTCAGCGCCACAGGACTCTCTAAAAGAGCCGTGGACAAAGCTTTTGTCATGGTTAATTTTTAAACCTGACTTAGAGAGTGCGTCACTTACGGCTTTAGCATAGCGAGAAGGGAAGATAAGATCGTCCCCATAAACGTAGACTGAACTGAGTGCCTCTCTGATGGGGCAACCAGCGGCTTGAAGGCCGAGTACTGCGCTTAAATAAACTATGTAAGCCATAAGAGGGAATGTAAGGCCAGATCCCATTCCAGCAATGGAAGAGAATCTGCCGAGTGCTCCACTCGGAAGCCTGTAATACCTTGACCTAAACCTTTTCAGGAAGAGCAAAATGCCCGGTGCGTTACTGAAAATACGCACAGCAAGCCGCATAAGCACGCGGTCGGAGCATTCTTTTAGGTCAAAAGTAGCCCACTTTTTAGTTAGGCTACCCTCAAGAGCCAGCAAGCGATTAACTTGCTGACTAGCAAAGTTCACTCGAAACCGTGTGGATTTTTCCAACACGGTAGTACACCAGTCAAAAAAAGCAAGTTGCCCTCTAAGCTGGTGCAGCGGCTCTTTGGAAATAACCCGAGGTCCGCGGCTATCTTTCGGTACAAAAAGTACCTCAGAGGTTTTACCCTCATTAACAAGATTTACCGCAACTGGGGCTGACGGGTACGGTTTAAAGTACCCAGAAAAAGGCCGCTGGTGATCATTGCAAGTGCCAATCAGTCTATCTGGTTGCAGCTTGTACTCGTAAAAAGGTTTACGAGTGTGCTCAGACCCGGCGAATGCGCCGGGTCCAAACCTGGGGCCACAATCAAGTATATGATGAGCATGTGCTTTATGAAGCAATGGGCATCTACTTTCTGAAAGCCGACGGAGTTTCTCCGACCAGCTCCAGTCAAGGTGGAAAGACCGGTTGTCATGCTGTACCTGTTCATACTTATGTTCCGATTGAACTAATTGTCTGGGTTCGAACCCAAGTGCGAGCTTATAAGTATACTCGCACAGACGTCTTAGATTTGAGAGAGCTTCCTCTCCCCCAACCGAAGCAACACTGCCGTCAGGCAGGAAGATGTGGTCAAGCAAACTGCGAAAATAACGCAGAGAGCGGCCCTTCCAGGCAAAATCTGTCGGGCGTTTGAAATACCCGAGCTCTAAAGAGCCTAAAACAGACTTTGACAACTTTGGAAGAGTGACTGTCCAAAACTGAATGCCTTCGCTTGATAAGCGAGACAGACAGTAACTAACAGTGCTTTTATCAAGGTCACAGTCTTCTGCAACCCGTCTAAAAAGTTTATAGAAATCCAAGCAGATCTTTCGCATCGCCAGGTGCCTCCCTTAAATGGGGGTTATAGGCAGTGCGCGAGGAGATGCTAGCTTTCACCAGACAACCAACGGTTACCTGTAGCGGCGGTCAAGAACTCGCTAATGTCCAGCAACATGGCATCAACTTCTGTCGAAGTGAAGCCATTAGGTGGAACAGTCGCGACTAATTGAAGACTCGCAGAAAGGCGAGACGTTACGCCATTCACGGTTACGTCCTTTTCAGTGACGCGAGAGATAGCAGCAACGGTGTTGCCACTCTTAGACCGTGAACCCCCTTTTATTAAAAAATAATCGGCGGGCTGACCGAAGCCTGTGAGTGCGTTCAGATAACGCCCTTCACCTGCTTGGTTGAAAGTTTTGGTATTGACAGTGATCGGTGCAAACATCTGATTTGTTACGACGCTCGAAGAGCGAAGGGCATTGAGGGGGTTTAATCGGTAGACTGTCCTATTTCGTATAAACGGAGTAAAAGGACAACCTAAGCAAAATGAGCACCATCACAGGAACTAAAAATAGTTCTTTAGAAAAGTGGTCAAATAGGCAGCGTTGAAAAGCTGCTTAAGCGATGGAGTTTTCCAAAGGTCTGGAAAAGGCATGGGCGGAAGCCCAGGCGAGCGAGCATAATACTTATACGCACAAGGCGTATAAGGTGTGGTCGAATATCCAGGCCATCTCCAAACATCAGCGTAAATAATTGTCGCCGAGGTGGAAAACCACCCGTCAAACCGTAAGGCTGACGGGGCCCACCCACGAGGGTGGATCGACTCAAGAATTTCGCCGATAGGAAGGAAGTAGTCAACAACAAAAGACAAGGGTATTATGTCCCATGCCGTTTTTAAATCGGGGTGTACACCCATTTCATCCAATAAGAATAAACCTTTATTAAAGAGTTTATCCAAATTTGGCGGAGTGTAATAAAGTACCCCTGAAAGACTATTAAAGCCGTCCATAGAGATGGGGCGCCAGGCGGAACCGTAAGCTTGACTGTCAAGATTTTCAGTGACAGCAAGAGGACGACGCCTAGCGATCCTGGTGCAAGAAGCACCACGTGACTTAAAAATATCACGCAAAGACTGTAAGAGGGCCTTAATATCTGAAATAAACGGTAACACGCCCCAAGTGACTGACCCATACGAGAGATCTCGTAGGAACTTCTTCGAAAACATGGCAAGAGTGCCATCAAGGTCTGCCAAGAAGGGCAGAAGTTCGAAGTCGTTATTGTCAGAAACACTCGAAAGTAAAGATTTGATATTCTCATTTATCGCAGAGGTTGCCGACGGTGGGAAGCTGACTTTGTCAGCTCCAACCGGTAGGTAATTAACGTACGTAATGGGATGTCTATACGGACTACCAACCGGGTATGTTAGGTTTAAATCCCTAGCAAAACCCGACAGAGGCCGTAAAGCCCGAACGTGGACGCAAGCACTCCCAGACCCATAGCGACTTTCAGCTATGGTCTCAGAGGTTGGCTCCGTTCTTTGAACAATCAAAGAAGATCCAGAAGCGCGTTGATCCACGTAGGTTATAGACGAAATCTTTCGAGAGCGTGTAGGCATAATAAGCAGAAGACCAAAGTGGTCAAATAGGCAGCGT